ACTTTCAAACTGAGGATGAGAGACATAAATTTATCCAAAAGACAATTCATTTTGTAAACAGAAAAACAAAGACAAGTACTAAAACCACCTACGCATGAAAAAACAAGTCAATATTACAGACGTAAAATTCAATACTGACAATCCCAGAACTATAAATAAGCATCAGTTTAAAAAACTAGTGAATAGCATTAAAGAATTTCCAGAAATGCTTGAGGTTCGTGCTATTGTAGTGGATGAAACCATGACGGTATTAGGTGGAAACATGAGACTTAGGGCATGTATGGATGCGGGACTTAAAAAAATCTGGATTGAAACAACTGAAGATTGGACAGATAAGCAGAAAAAGGAATTTATAATCAAAGACAATGTGAGTTTTGGCGAATGGGATTGGGACTTATTGGCTAATAATCATTCAGATGACCCATTATTGGAATGGGGGGTTGACGTTCCTGATCAAAGCGAATCACTAGGAATTGAAGAGCAAGAAATTGTTTTCAGTGAGTACCTAGAGGAAAGCAATAATTACGTTGTTTTAATCTTTGACAATGACATTGATTGGCTTTCAGCACAAACTCATTTTGATTTAAAAACGGTTCATTCAAAAAGACAAAACGGTAAACCTTGGAGCAAGGGGATCGGACGGGTAATTAATGGTGCTGATTATTTAAAAAAAATCATCAATGGATAACATTTATATACCTTCATATAAGAGGCATGAAAGGGTTCGGGCATATGAATATTTAGGGGTAGGCAAGATAGTCGTTCCAGAGAGCCAAAAAAGGCAGTACGAAGAAAGGTATGGAGATGCGGTCATTGCGGTTGATGATAAAAGAGACGGATCAGTCAGTAAAAAAAGAAATGCAATACTAGATCTTATCAAGGAAGAACAAGGAGATGGTTACGGATGGATTATTGATGATGATTTCAACTGCCTCAAAAGAAAAAAAGAAAACATTGAATTAACGGGAGATGAAACTCTAGAGCATTTTGAAAGATTGTACATTATGGCAAAAGACATGAATGCTAAATACGGAGGATTTGACTATTCAGGGGATTGCATGAAATTAAAAGACATGAGCCCGTTCAGCATGACAAAGCCAATATTTCAAGTAACATTAATTAATGTCTTTGATGGGTTGAAATATGACGAAAGATTTAGACTTAATGAAGACGTTGAGTTTTTTATACAGAAAATGAATAATAATCGCTTTATAATCAAAGACAATCAATACGTTGCTTTATGTCATGGCGAAGATGGAGGTAGCGAAAGTACTATTGGATATAGTCGTGCAGATCAAAGGAAATATGCTACGATGATTAACAATAAATGGGGATACAAAGCAATGGTCTGGAAAAAAACAAAGTTTGAATTTAAGCACCCAATAAAAGGAGCATGAAAATATACTCACCAAGTTACAAAAGAGCCAATGGGGTCAAGACTCATAAGCTAATACCTGACATTATTTATTGTGTAGCTGAATTTGAAGCGGATGAATATAAGAAAAAAGGATACAATATAGAGATTATGCCTAACCCTATACAAGGAAATATTGCCCGAGTCAGAAATTACATGCTTGATAATTATATCAAAGACAAAGGACTTATCATAGACGATGATATTGAAGGGTTTCAGTTTTGGGACATAAAAGATGGAATGCCAAAGGCTAAAAAAATCAAAGACATAAAACAATTTATTGAGCATGGATTCAATCTTTGCGAAGAGTTTGGCTCTAGATTATGGGGCATAAACATAATTGGAGACAAAGGGAGTTACAGAGAATACTCGCCTTTCAGTTTAAGTAATCCAATTTCTGCTTCTTTTATGGGTTTTTTAAATAATGAACTTAGATTTGATGAGAGGATACCCCTGAAGGAAGACTATGATTACTCAATCCAGAATTGCAATACATATAGAAAGGTATTAAGGCTTAATTTTGCCTTTATGATAAAGAAAGATCATGGGAATTTAGGGGGGTGCGCTGAAAGCAGGACTATAAAATTTGAGATGGAGCAACTAGACTTATTGCAAAAGAAGTGGGGGCGATCTATTGTTAAAAAAGACAAAACTCAAAGAGGGAAAAGAACAAAAGGATTTGATATAAACCCAATAATTAAGATACCAATTAAAGGAATATAGAACGTACAAACCGAACACAGATGACTAAGACGGAAGAAAATAAGAAAGTATTGCTAGATGCATTGGAGAGATCACTAGGAATTGTGACTACGGCTTGCAGAAGCGTTAAGCTAAGCAGGACTCAGTTTTACGAATGGATGGATAATGATCCAAAATTTGCGGCAAAATTCAAAGACATCAAAGAGATGCAAAAGGATTTTGTTGAAAGTGAACTATTCCAGACTATCAAGGATAGAGAACATCCTGCTCAAGGGGCGAATATACGGTTCTACTTGGGTCGAATTGCAAAAGATAGGGGATACGTTGAAAGACAAGAGATAACGGGCGCAGAGGGGATGCCTACAAATTTTCAAATAGAGATCATTGACTCAGCTAACGAAACTAAAGACTAACGTTGTTTACCGTCATTTACAGAATAGCGACAAAAAAATAATTGTCGAACAAGGCGGTACTAGGTCAGGAAAGACCTACAATATTTTAATGTGGATAATCTTTGAATATTGTACTCACAATGAAAAGAAGATAATCACTATTTGCAGGAAGACATTCCCATCTTTGAGGGCAACGGTAATGCGGGATTTTCTGGATATTATCAGAAGCCATCAAATGTACCGTGAGGAATACCATAACAAGTCGAACTCAGAATATCATCTGTACGGCAATTTAATTGAATTTACTAGTTTGGATCAGTCGCAGAAGATTAGAGGGCGTAAGCGTGATCTATTGTTTATTAACGAGGCTAATGAGTTGTATTGGGAGGATTGGCAACAACTGATATTCAGGACTCAAGAAAGAATCATACTTGATTACAATCCATCAGATGAGTACCATTGGATTTATGACAAGGTAATTCCCAGAGAAGATTGCGATTTTTACAAGACTACTTATCTGAACAATCCCTTTTTAGGGGAAACGATCAAAACAGAGATTGAAAGACTGAAGGAAACTGATGAGCAGTATTGGCAAATCTATGGATTAGGAGAATAAGCAGGAAGCATTGCGACTATATTTAGCTATGTGGAGGTCAACTCAATCCCAGAAGATGCTACTTTGGTAGCACTAGGCATGGATTATGGCTATACCAACGATCCAACTTGCTTAAGTTCAGTACATAGACATGAGCAGAACATTTATATTCAGGAGCATTTGTACAGAACACAGATGACTACTCAGGATATTCACAATTTTCTGGTAGATAAAGGCTTTGAAAGAGAATTGATTTACGCTGATTCTGCTGAGCCTAGACTAAATGATGAACTTAGAAGGATGGGTCACAACGTGCAACCTAGCTTGAAGGGCAAGGATTCAGTTAATGCAGGTATTGATCTACTGAAGAGGTACAAGATTCATGTTTTGGCATCATCTCAAAATGCTATACAAGAATTTAGGAACTATAAATGGCAAGAAGACAAATCTGGCAAGTTGATTAATCAGCCAATTGACGCTCATAATCACATTATTGATTCTGTCAGATACGCTACCTACTCTTTGTTATCAAGACCCAACTTCGGGAAATACGCTATCAGATAACAAGTCTGTACTTTCTGTAATGATTCTGTATTTTCTGTAACAAGTCTGTACTTTCTGTAACAATTCCGTAACTTCCGTAATTTCCGTAACTTCCGTAGTTTTAGTAACTTTCTTAGTTTTAGTAAGTGCACCACATATGAGGGGATTAAATAAGTAAAATATAATGAATCAAAAAATACCAGAACAATTAAATATTATCTATTCAAAGAAAGAAGATTACGGATTCAGATACGATTTTGTATTCTCAAAGGATTACCGAGATTGGATTGTGAGCAAAAGCAAGAAGTACGATAATAAGGAGTACCGAAGAAAACTTGCTGAAAAGAAAGAAAATGAAAATAAATAAAAAATAGTTATAAACTTTTTGGTGGATAAATAAATGCTCTATATATTTGAACTATAATTA